CAGATGCTGTTTATGCTCCATATATTTTAGGAATAAAATCAAATAGACTTTATTTTCTTGGTTCAACAACGGGATCTTCATGGAACATAAATTCAGGAACCGCTACTGGTAGTATTAACATACCACCTAATGCTTGGACGCATATTGCAATTGTGAGAAATGGAACAACTGTTACGGGATACGTTAACGGAGTTGCAGATGTTACTTACACAAGTGTTAGCGGATCTTTAATGACAAATAGTGCTAATGTTTCTATAGGCTCTACAGCAGCAAACGGAGGCAATTCTTTATTTACAGGATACATTTCCGATCTTCGTGTACAAATAGGCACAGCAACTTATACTTCAAATTTTACTCCACCAACCACACCATTACAACCAATTACCGATACAAAATTATTGATGAAAGGTAACAACGCTAAAATTTATGATGCAACAATGCAGAATAACATAAAAGTATTTGGTAATGCTCAAGTAAGTACTGCTGTTTCTAAGTATGGAACAGGCAGTATCTATTTTGATGGTACCGGAGATTACTTGTCTATGCCACACAATCCAAATATAGATTTACTTGGTTCCAATTTTACAATAGAAGCTTGGGTTTATTATATTTCTAGAGTAGCTAATAGCGGAATTATTTTTAAAGGCGGTGCTACTTACGGTCTTTTGTTATACAATGATTCGGATGGGCGATTGACTTTTTATGCTACTCAAAGCGGTTCTTCATGGGCGGTTACTAATTTAATAGTTTCAAACCTTCCGTCTACAGGAGCTTGGCATCATGTTGCTGTGACTCGTTCTGGTAACGTATATAGAACTTTCTTTAATGGAACTCTTGCAAATTCTACAACAGTAGCTGGTAATTTATTATCTTACCCAACTGGATCTTTATTCGTTGGTAATTATACTACTCAACACAACGGTTACATAGATGATTTAAGAATCACCAAAGGATATGCAAGATATACTGACTCATTTACACCACCAACAAAACTGATTGGTTTATAAAATGGCATTAACAAAAATACAACAAGGTTCATTTGCAGCAGGTGCGATTCAAACGGCTGATTTATCTTCCAATACAACTGCTGCTTTTGCCACTTCAGCTTCTGTTGCTGAATTTGCCACATCTTTAGCACCAAAAGTTACATCAGTCAACGTAGCCAATAGTTCTTTTGCTGTGTTGGACGATACAGCTGTCAACGTAGGCGGTGGTTACATTGTCATTACAGGTACCAACTTTGCTGAGGGTGTTACAGTATTGGTTGATATCACATCGGCTACATCTGTTTCAAGAATTAACAGTACTACTTTAAGAGTTCAAGTACCACCTAAAGCTGCTGCTACATATAATCTATTCGTAGTCAATCCAGATGGGGGTACTGGTATTCGTGTTTCAGGTATCACATATTCGGCCACACCAACTTGGGTTACTGCAAGTCCTTTAAATAATAGTCCTAAAAATAGTATTATAAACTTTAGTCTAAATGCTACAGGCGCTAACACATATGCATTAGCAGCTGGTTCTACTCTACCAGCTGGTACTGCATTATTGGCTAATGGATATTTTTATGGTACTCCTACAGGTGGTGAAACTGATATTTCTTATAGTTTTGTTGTTGTTGCTACTGATACCGAATTACAAGATTCACCTAAAACATTTGCAATAACAATCACAGCAGTAGTTCCAACAGCAGCATTCTTTTTAGGTTATAATAATTTTGGTGTATCAGGAATATCAACTTTTGTAGATTATCGCTCAGCATCATCTCCCACTCAAGTAGGATCGTTATTAGATTGGGATTCAATTGCAACGGCACAATATGATATGGCAGCAATCAAACAAGATTCCACATTATGGTCATGGGGTTATGATCGTAATGGAAAACAAGGACGTGGCGTATCTACAGAAAGTTTCCGATCTTCTCCTACTCAAGTAGGATCGGATACTAACTGGAAACAAGTTGGATTAACAATAACCAATACAATAGCGCTTAAAAAAACAGGTACATTATGGAGATCAGGTCCAGCAACTGTATTAGATTATGCTAACGCAGCTGCAGGTGTTAGCACATTCTCACAAATAGGTTCAATATCAAACTGGAAAAAATTTGATACGCCGGGTAGAGGTAATCATATTATGGCTCTAAAAGAAGATGACACATTATGGACATGGGGTGTTAATAGTTTTGGACAATTAGGATTAAATGATACTGTTACTAGGTCAAGTCCAGTACAAATAGGATCAGATACTTGGAAAGAAATTAGTATGGAAGGATCTAATGGTACCGATAAAACTTCCACAATGGCTATTAAAACCAATGGTACAATGTGGGCATGGGGTTCAAACGCTGATGCTGGATTAGGACTCAATGATAAAATTGATAGATCCAGTCCAGTACAAGTAGGAACAGGTACGAATTGGAGTACAATAAATGTGTCAGCTAGACCTCGTGGTGTTTCTTTAGCTACTAAAACAGACGGTACATTATGGAGTTGGGGAGGTCTCAATAATATCGGTCAATTAGGATTAGGTGATTCCATAGCTCGTTCTAGTCCCACACAAGTAGGCGCTTTAACTAATTGGCTCACAGCAAAGAGTATGGGACACTCAGGTAATTATAATATTGCTGTTTACGCTATCAAAACTAACGGCACATTATGGGCATGGGGTAATAATACTTACGGGTTTTTAGGACAAAACATATCAGGAGGCACAATTTATAATAGTCCAGTGCAAGTAGGAACAAGCACAGGTTGGAAAGCGATTCATAATAAATCAGAATCTTATCAATGTTTTTTCCTTACAAGAGAAATTGTATAATAGAATGAACTCAATTTATTTTTTTCTCGGATTGTTATTGGGTGGTTCTATTGCGTTAGCTATGATATAAAGGACAATATGAAAAAAATATTAATTACTTTACTTTTAACTACATCACTATCGGGTTGTGCCTTGTTTGATGCCTATCTTATGGCCAAATACGATACAAATGAATATGCTTTGGTAAATGATATTAAAACAAAGGCTGAGATAGCTGAACAGAATTGTAACAATCAAGCATTGGTCGTTGCACAAGTAAATGAGTTGTACATTAAATCACTAGAGTTTAAAAACTTTACAACTCATATACCAAGAAACAAAGATGCCGATAACATGTCAAGTAAGTTATTGTTATTAACAAAAGATACGAAAGATTATTTTAACAAAGCAGAAAAGATTTCACCAATATTTTGTAAAGCAAAATTAAAACAAGTAGTAATGTCAGCAGATACAATTCAACATGTAATAGGGAATAAACCAAGATGACACCACAACAATTAAATGCTTTAATTATAGAATATAATAATGCTCTTGAACAAGGTCAAATAACGAAAGATGAATATCTTCAATTATTATTTGGTATAAATGTGATGGAAGGTATTGCAGACGATGCTGAAGGTTTGGCATTGAAAGAACAATTAAATACAATCATTAACGCTGCTATTAATGCGGCATCTTTATTGGCATAAAATGGAAATTACTAAAGACCAACTGAAGCAATTGCTTCCAAAGAACCCTTATATTGACCAATGGTACAATGCCTTGGCACAATTATTACCAAACTATGAGATCAATACACCTCAGCGTATTGCAGCCTTTATTGCTCAATGTGCTCACGAATCAGGTGGGTTTAGTACACTCAAAGAAAACTTAAACTATCGTGCTGTTACATTACGCAAGATATTTCCAAAGTATTTTCCTACAGATGAAATAGCCAACGAGTATGCATCTAAGCCAAATAAACAAGAAGCTATTGCAAACAAAGTATATGCTAATCGTATGGGTAATGGCAACGAAGCATCTGGTGATGGATTCCGATATTGTGGTCGTGGTCTAATTCAACTTACAGGTAAAGATAACTATTCTTGGTTTGCGGCTTCACTTGATATTCCTGTTGAAGAAGCATCAGAATACTTACAGACATTCGAAGGCGCAGCTCAATCTGCTTGCTGGTTTTGGGAAACAAACAATTTAAATCAATGGGCTGACAAAGGCGACATACTAACATTAACTAAGCGTATCAATGGTGGTACGATTGGACTTGAAGATCGTATTAAACATTATGAACACGCACTTCATGTATTGGGAGCTCACTAATGAATGATAAAAAATTAGCTAAACTTCTAATTATTTTATTATTGTTACCTTTGACTCTCGCATATTTTAGTGGTGATAAATTTCGCTACCCATGTCAAGACCCAACAAATTGGGATAAAGACATCTGTAAGTTACCTCAATGTGACGTAACTAGAACATGTCCTGAACATATCTTTAAAGGTCAAAATGATCCACGTTTAGGACCAAAAGGAGATAAACCTCCTGTACAAAAAACAAATACTACAACAACTGGAGCTAATTGCAAATGAACATTTTTAACAAAGAAGAACAAAAACCAGAAAGTAACTTTATGTATACTGAAGAACAGTTAATGGCTCGCCTAAAGTTTTTTATTGGTATCTGCCTAGCACTTACATTGTTCGGTATTGTATTCGTTGTATTATACTCTTTAATTTTTGTAACGCAACCACTCAATGCTATTTCACCAATCGACCAAAAATTCTTTGAGTTGATTATACCTATCGCCACATTCTTGACAGGCACATTGTCAGGTATCATGTTGGCAGGTGGTGATAAAGATGCACAGAAGATGGCATTACAAGCTGCAACAAGACCTACAACGGTATCACCATCGCCAACACCAACACCATCATATAGTGGTGCAACTTTAGGTGTAAATAATGGAATTAATTTTGGTGCTGCAACAAATCAATACACACCGCCACCAACATTTAATCCAGGTGTTGTAATGAGCTCAACAGGTAAAGCAATGCCTGTTCAACCACCTCAACCGGAGTTATAATATATGAATTGGTTCAATAGTATGTTATCCGATGGTCATAATAGTTCTATCAGTAGCAAAAGAGTTGTAACATTTTTGGCATTTTTGATTTGTGCGTTTGCATTGATCGCCGATATATTTGGTTACAAGGTAACTCCATCACTATTCGAATCTATGATATACATTGTAATTGCAGGTTTAGGTTTTACTGCTTCAGAAAAATTTGTTAAAAAGGAAGAAAACAAATGAAAAAAATTATACTCATAATCGCCATGATGATTGGTTCAGGATACGTTTATGCGGCTGAACCTACATCTCCGCCTGAAACTAAAAGAGTTTGTATTAAAGATAACAATGGTAAAGAAACTTGTAAGACAGTTAAAGTACATAAGAAATTAGAAGGCACTAAAGTGCCAGAACCTAACAAAAAGTAATATACAAATCACTATGGCCATAAATAAGAGTTCGATTGGGGCAAAATCACATAATTTATATGATAGTTACCTACAAGAAAAACATAACGAAAAAATAGAAATCAAAGAGGCCTTAATTAAGGTTGAGGAAGACATGTGCCAATTAAAGTCACTACTATCTCAAATTGCCTCACTAACCTGTAAAAAAAATGTATCCTGAAGAAGAAAAACTATACAAAATGGATCTGAAGGTCGGATTGTTGGAGAAAGATGTTCAACAAGCTAATCACGTGTATGATAAACTATCCGAATCTATCGAGAAAATTAGAGAGATGAATGATACGATGATTCGTATGATTACTATTCACGAACAAAGGCATGAGAACCATGCAAAGGCAGAAGATAACTTCAAGGACGATATAAAAGAACTTCACTCACGCATTACTACCGTAAGCAGAGAGATACATGAGCGTATGGATCAAATTGAACGGCATATTACCGAAAGACTTGATGATCTTCGTGGTGAATTGGTTAAACATGCCAAAGCTGACCCTAACCGTTTCGCTAATACTTTACAAGAAATTGACAGGTATAAGTGGATGATACTTGGTGCGGCTATTGCAATCGGATGGATGTTTGGTAATATTAATTTAGGCGCACTAGGCACACTTATTAAATAAACTTGATTTTGTTGTAGTTCTCTGTTATACTTACACTATGTTATCTATTGATTCAAAATATGTTCGTCTATTGTCTTTCCGTTTGCGTAACTTCAAACAGAAAAATGATTATCTGTGGAATTTTTCTTGCCCTCTTTGTGGCGATTCTCAAAAGAATAAAACAAAGGCTAGAGGATATGTTTTTCAAAAAGGCACAAGTTTATTCTATCGTTGCCATAACTGTGGAGTAAGTACTAATGTCGGTAATCTCATTAAGCAAGTGGACGGTTCATTATACAAGGAATATGTACTCGAGCGTTACACCTCAGGTGAATCCAATAACTCCTATGTCGCCAACACAATCCTCAACATCACGCCACCGAGATTTGATAAGATTGAGAAACAGAAATTCTTTGAACACGGAGAATGGCTCAGCAACTTACCAAGTGGACATTTTTGTTTAGACTATGCAGAAAAAAGAAAGATACCTACTCAGTTTTTTGATAAGTTATTGTTCACACAAAACTATAAGCAGTTCTGTGATGCATTAATTCCTAATCATGGTAATAAAATTATTGATGATGCTAGACTTGTAATACCATTCTATGATGAATACAATGATATAATTGCGGTATCAGGTCGTGCATTAGTAACTAGTGATAAAACCTTACGTTATGTTACTATACGCACAAAAGAATCTAATAACAAGTTGGTTTATGGTTTAGAAAGAATTGATCTAAGTAAAACGGTATACTTAGTTGAAGGACCATTAGATTCTTTGTTTATGGATAATTGTTTGGCAAGTGCTGATGCTAACCTTGCATTGACAATAAAAAATATTTCAGCTGGTAAAAAAGTTTTAATATTTGATAACGAACCACGCAATAAAGAAATCGTGAAGATGATGCAAAATGCAATCAAAAGCGACCACTTTATAGTCATTTGGCCTGACACGATAAAAGGTAAAGACATAAATGAGATGATATTGAACGGATACACAGAACCAGAAATACAAAGTATTATAAGTAGTAACACCTTCAAAGGCCTTGAAGCACAAGCGAAATTCACATTTTGGAAGAAAATATAACATGGAGCCGTAATATCATGACTACAATACATACATCTTCGCTCAGCGAATGACACAAAAAAAGATTCGTAACAAAAAATAACAATAACTGGAGTTTTGAATGAGCAATATTGTTCACGGTATTACCGTTGATTATAGTAGGGATTCATTGTTTGATGAATTAGGTTTAAAAAGATTAAAAGAGAGTTACATGAAAGACGATGAGAACTCTCCACAAGAAAGGTTTGCATTTGTATCAAACTCATTCGGGACAAATAAAGAACATGCACAAAGACTTTACGAATATAGCAGTAAACATTGGTTATCTTATAGCACTCCCATTCTTTCTTTTGGTCGCTCTAAGCGTGGTATGCCTATATCATGTTTCCTTAATTACATTGAAGATACTGCGGAAGGATTAGTTGATAATCTATCAGAAACTAATTGGCTTTCTATGCTTGGTGGTGGTGTTGGCATTGGTTTTGGTATTCGTTCAGCAGACGATAAATCTACTGGTGTCATGCCTCACCTCAAAATCTATGATGCAAGTTCTTTGGCCTACCGCCAAGGTCGTACTCGCAGGGGCAGCTATGCTGCTTACCTCGATATTTCTCATCCAGATATTATAGGGTTTTTAGAGATGCGTAAACCGACTGGTGATCCAAACCAGCGTTGCTTAAACCTACATCACGGTATCAACATTACTGATGACTTTATGAACATCGTTGAGAAATCTATGTTAGATCCAGAATTTGATGATTCTTGGAACTTAGTAGACCCAGCATCAAAAGAAATCCGTGAAACTGTATCAGCAAAGATGTTATGGCAAATGATTCTTGAATTGCGTATGCATACAGGTGAACCATACATTCATTACATTGATACAAGCAACAAACATTTACCACAATGGTTAAAAGATAAAGGTTTGAAAGTACATCAATCAAATCTTTGCTCAGAAATTATTTTACCGACCAATGAACAGAGAACGGCTGTATGTTGTTTATCTTCTTTGAATTTAGAGACCTATGATGAATGGAAAAACGACAAACTATTTCTTAAAGATGTTGCTGAAATGCTTGATAATGTTCTTAACTACTTTATTGATAATGCTCCTGATTCTATAGCTCGTGCCAAATACTCAGCTGAGAGAGAACGTTCTATTGGTGTTGGTGCTCTTGGGTTTCATGCTTATCTACAACGTAACGGAATTGCTTTCGAAGGTGTTATGGCCAAAGTTGCCAATAATCGTATTTTCAAAACCATTAGAGAAGGATTAGACAATGCTAATATTCAATTGGGTACCGAGAGAGGTGAAGCGCCTGATGCGGCTGGTACTGGTCGTAGGTTTAGTCATCTTATGGCTATTGCTCCCAATGCTTCTTCTTCCATTATCATGGGCAATACCAGTCCTTCTATTGAACCTTACCGTGCAAATGCTTATCGCCAAGATACTTTATCGGGTTCTTTCCTAAATAAAAATCGTTGGCTAGATGAATTGATTATCAAACTATCACACGATAAGCCTGAAGAGTGGTATAATGATGTTTGGTCATCCATTATCGCTAACGATGGTTCTGTTCAACATTTAGATTGGATGTCAGATCACGATAAAGATGTATTCAAAACATCGATGGAAATTGACCAACGATGGGTGATTGAATTGGCTGCTGATAGACAACAATATATCGATCAAGCACAAAGTTTAAATGTATTCTTTAGACCTGATGCACACATTAAATATATTCATGCAATTCATTTCATGGCATGGAAAAAAGGATTGAAAACATTATACTATTGCCGTTCTGAAAAGATTGGTAAGGCAGATAAAGTGTCTAAGAGAATTGAAAGAAATGTCATCAAAGAATTAGACATGGCACAGATTGCTCAAGGTAACGACTGTATAGCTTGCGAAGGATAATATGGATAATCGTGTCTTATATTGGATCATGCGTATTGTTGAAATGGTGACTTGTATTCATATTATTGCTGGTGTGTGGAGAAATTGGTAATGTCACATATTGTATCAAACCTGCCACCTGTAAAATGTTTTGTTCGTAAAGAGTTTCTTTATGACTTTGAAAAAGGTCATGGTGAACTTGAACCTTGCTGGTGGGTTAGCATTAAGTCATTAAGAGGCCAAGCATTTCGTATTGAGTCTTATTTAAATAATTATGGCGCACTATATGATAAACTACCATTACATGCATATTGTTGGAAACCAATCGAAGGTGAACCACTGCCGTTAGATTATCTTCAATTGTGGGATTGTTTATCTTATGATATTACAGTAATCAAAAAAGCACAGTTACAATCGATGAAGTGTAAGATTAAATTAAAAAATGGTGGTTGGGCTTATGGTGAGTATATGTTTACAGTAGATTCAGCACATCCAGATTTCAATACTCTGGATACTGGTTTTAGTGAAGATGTAGAAGATCATAAGTCTTATAATTTTATTAAGTTAGATAACGGACAATTTGCTGCACAACCTAACAATCGCATGATAGTGTTAGAACCTAGTAGCAATCCAAAAGAATTAAAAATGCCTGATTTCCGAGTAGCCACTAAGAGATGGTCTGTTGAAACAGATTCAAAATGGGCTTTAGGAGATACCAACACAGTAATGTATGAGGATACAAATGATTAAAAAAGTAGATTCAAAAATGACCGATGATAGGTCTTATTTTAAACCCTTTAACTATGCTTGGGCTTACGATGCATGGTTGAAACACGAACAATCACATTGGTTGCATACTGAAGTACCTATGCTTGAAGATGTAAAAGATTGGAAAAAGAAATTAACTCCTAGTGAAAAACAATTTCTAACACATATTTTCCGTTTCTTCACGCAAGGTGATATTGACGTAGCAGGTGGTTATGTAAAGAATTATCTTCCTTACTTTCCACAACCAGAAATTAGAATGATGTTGTTAGGCTTTGCTGCTCGTGAAGCCTTGCATATTGCTGCCTATTCACATCTAATTGAAACTCTAGGTCTACCTGATACCACATACAATGAGTTTATGGAGTATGCGGAGATGAAAGAGAAACACGACTATGTATTAAACATTTCTGGTCAAAATACGACCAAAGAAAATACTGCTACACACATTGCTGTGTTCTCAGCATTTACTGAAGGTATGCAACTGTTCTCATCATTCATCATGTTGTTGAATTTCCCACGACATGGTAAGATGAAAGGCATGGGACAGATTGTTACTTGGTCTATTGTTGATGAAACTCAACACACCGAGAACATGATTAAATTGTTTAGAACATACATAGAAGAAAATCGTGAGATTTGGAATGATGAATTAAAAGGTCGTCTATATACTATAGCAGAGCGTATGGTAGAGTTAGAAGATAAATTTATCGATTTAGCATTTGCTATGGGCGCCATGGAAGATTTATCAGCTGAAGATGTTAAGAAATACATTCGTTATATTGCTGACCGTAGATTGATTTCATTAGGACTAAAAGGACAATTTAAAGTGAAACGTAATCCTTTACCTTGGGTAGAAGAAATGATTAATGCACCAACACACACCAATTTCTTTGAGAATAGAGCAACCGATTATGCAAAAGGTTCTTTATCTGGAGATTGGGGTGATGTATGGGGTAAGGCTGCGTAATGGCTTATTCTGATAAAGTAATCGACCATTATGAAAACCCACGTAATGTGGGTAAAATGGAAATTGATGACACCATCGGTACAGGTATGGTTGGTGCACCAGCATGTGGTGATGTGATGAAACTACAAATTAAAGTAGATGATGGAATCATCACAGATGCAAAATTTAAAACATATGGTTGTGGTTCAGCGATTGCTTCATCTTCTTTGGTAACAGAATGGGTTAAAGGTATGCACATCGATGATGCTATTAACATTAAAAATACTCAAATTGCTGAAGAACTTGCATTACCACCAGTTAAGATACATTGTTCAATCCTTGCAGAGGATGCCATTAAGGCTGCCATATTAGATTATAGGAGTAAACATCAATGATTACCGTCACCGATTCAGCATCAGTAAAAATTAAAGACCTTCTATTAGAAGAAAATGATCCTACACTTAAAGTACGAGCTTTTGTAAAAGGTGGTGGATGTTCTGGATTCCAATATGGTTTCACAATGGATAGTGAAGTCAATGAGGACGATTTTGTATTTGGTGATGTTGTAATTGATTCGATGAGCTCACAATATATGACGGGAGCTGTCATTGACTATAAAGAAGATGCTGCTGGCAGTCAATTTTCAATTACCAATCCTAGTGCAACAACAACTTGTGGTTGTGGGTCATCTTTCGGTGTCTAATCTAGAACCAAAAACAATTCGCTTGACTGAAAAAGCGAAATTGAAAATAAAAGATAACCTTGCCAAACGAGGCAAAGGCTTGGGAATTAAAGTTGGTGTAAGAACTACAGGATGTAGTGGGTTAGCTTATACGATTGAATATATTGATAAACTAGATGAAAAAGAATTATATTGGATAGGCGGTGATGAAGGTTTTATGCTGGTGTCCACTAAAAAAGATTTTGTATACTTAGAAAATATGACCATAGATTATGTGAGAAATGGACTTAATGAAGGATTTGAATTTGTAAATCCTAACGAAAAAGACCGTTGTGGCTGTGGTGAGAGTTTTAGAATTTAATTAACAAGGAGAATTATATGTTAGACACACTATTTTGGATTTTTATTGGTGCATTTGTAGGTTGGCACTTTCCTGAGCCATTTTGGGCTAAAGCAATTAAAGAAAAAGTTTTAAGGATGATTAAGAAATGAGAAAAATTAAATTATTTTTGATGACAGCACTCATCATGGTCAGTTCAGGTGCATTGGCCAATCCATATAACTGGTCAATCACTAGAGTTATTGATGGTGATACAGTTGAATTCAATGCACCATTCATGCCAGACCCATTACCTAAGAAATTGTCAATTCGTGTTCTCGGAGTTGATACACCAGAAAAAGGTCATCGTGCATCATGCCCTCAAGAAGCGGCAGCTGCTGAGAAGGCCTCACAATTTACCAAAGATACATTGAACAGAGCATATAAAACCAATCAACAGGTTCTCATTGAATTAAACTCACACGACAAATACGGTGGCCGTGTTTTAGGTGATGTGATTGTTAATGGTCAAAGATTATCAGCATTGTTAATTGCCAATGGTCATGCAAGACCTTATTTTGGTGAAAAGAAATCTTCATGGTGTAACTAATGAAATCATTACATCACGTATGTGACAATTGCGGCTCAGATTTTGTAATTCGATATGATGATGCACAATGTGAAAGTGATCCTTTACATTGTCCTTTTTGTGCGGAATATATTGTAGATCCTGAAGAAGTTTCTGATGAAGATGAAGAATGACATGGTATCACTATAACACACCAGCCGAAATAACTTCAGAAGAAACTGAGGGTTATTTCGGTTTCGTGTATCTAATTACACATAATAAAACTGGTGACAAATACGTTGGTAAGAAATTCTTTACCAAATCTAAAACCAAGCAGGTCAAAGGTAAAAAGAAAAAGATCCGTGTTGCCTCTGATTGGGAAACCTATTGGGGTTCTAATACCAAACTACAGGAAGATGTGAAGCTGAATGGGGAAGAAGAATATACCCGTGAGGTGTTGCATCTATGTAAAAACCGAAGTGAGTGTTCGTATTGGGAAACCTACGAGATTTTCAGTCGACACGCTCTGATGAGTAACACCTATTACAATGAATGGGTCTCCTGTCGTATTAGGAAAGCTCACCTAATTAAATCTAAAGATTAACTTAAAAACGGAACACCGATACTTATAATGTTTCGGTGATAGTATCATTTCATCCTATAAAATAATATTACAATTGCCTCATTTTATGTTGCATTGCAGTATAATAATGGATAAGTAGTAATGTGGTGTATTTTAGCACCGATGTTTAATTAACGGAGATATTAATGAGATTTTTAAAAGCTATTTGGGATTTTTTGGCTGATATGGGTATGGCAAAACATGCAGCATATCTAACAAGAACAGGTAGAGTTGCAGAAGCTCAATCTCTATACAAAAAAGGAAATGATAATGTTTGATTTATATAAAGTAACCACTATTGATGAAGTAATTAATAAAAGTAACGAAGCAACTGTTAAAGCAATTGACTATCAAGAGTCAGCAGTTAAAGAGTATTTCAAGTTTTTAAATGATATTACAAATAATACCTTTTATACATATACTGTAAGCGCTGAAAATGCGATCAAAAAAGGCACAGTATATGCAAAAGAAGCAATCACCAAAAACAAGAAACTTTCAAAGGTTTCTTGAAATAGCTAATAAGTACAGAACTTGGCTACCAGTCAGTCGCAATGGCTGGTGGTTAAAGTTCTCTACTTATGATAACGATAATATATTATTGATTGTTGTTTCTCAACATACTGGTCAAACTGTAATCAGATATTTTAATCATGAAAATGAGGCAGTAGAATTCATTAATTATATTTGTGAATGTGATCCTTACATCAAAGCTATGTGTGATAACTAACTTGCGAGTAACATGATGAGAAACATCTATACCGCACTTACACTAGCACCTGCACCCTTGTTCTTTGTGGGCTTTGTCTACAGCTTGTATACACCCAGTCCAATCTGCGGCACGGACTATTCTATGAGTGTGATGTGGTTTGTCATGATGTTGGCACATCTAACGCCGTGGCTGTTATGGCTTCAACAGCGTAACTTTACCCGGAATTGAAAAACAGCAGTGATAAGCACCTTGTAACACCGCCCAAGATTCCCAATAGTAGCATTCAAGCAAATCCTGACGGTCTGCAGGACACCATACAAGATCACGAATTTCAATAACACCCACAGGTCCCTTGATCGACACAGTACAGTCGTGCTCACCAGTGGCAGCTATCAAGGTGAGTTTTGTTATACTGTACCTCCTATGGCCATCATGCATTTGAAGTTAGTTTAAAGAGCGGAATATCTAATAGCATTAACACGAATGCCTGTACCACCATCTGGATTAACCACATAGAGATTATAAGTAGCGGCTGATTTAGGTGGTACTTGTACATTTAATCTAGTACTGCTAACTCTTGTGACTGCTGATGCTGATGTAGTATCAACAATTACTGTTGCACCAGTAGCAAAGTTTTTGCCAGTGATTACAATATATCCACCACCCGTATTAACAGATGTGTTACTCGATACTACAAAAGTACTATTGGCGTAACTGACCGTATTAATTCTCGGCGGCAAATTTGGTACTGTAATTGTTTGAGATATAGCATCTATTATAGATTCATCTAGATTTTTTTCGGAGATAGTTCCATCAGCTATATTGTGATTACGAACTTTAGTTGTTGTCATTTATCTTTATCTTTCTTTTAATAAGACCTGATAGCAAAACCTTCAGTAGAGCTAGCAACAAATTCAACCCAATTATTAGCAGTACCTAGTTGTACTGGACTGAGTATTCCATTACCCCATTGCCATAAAGTACCATTGGTTTTCTGAGCAAGATTATAATTATATCTTGTACTTATTTTACTCCAATCGGTATCTGATCCTATTTGCACGGGACTGGATCTAAGAATTATATCATTATAACCTAATTGACCTTCATTATTATTACCCCATGACCATAATGTACCATCTGTTTTGATGGACAATACATGACTGTCTCCACAGGCTAATTGAGCCCAATTAGTTAACGCTCCGACTTGAATTGGACTATCTGAAGAAGGTGTTCGAATATTTCTTCCACTTTGACCAAAACCAGTAGCGCCCCACGACCATAACCTTCCTTGTCGAATACCGAGAGTAAAGTATTGTACACCAAGTTTAACATCCGTCCATACATCCTGACCACCAAGTCCTACTTGTGTTGGCCTTGATTTTAAAAATGTGCCAGTAGGACCTTCACCACCTGAACCAGAATTGCTAACTCCAGTAACAAACATAGCGCCAGGTATGGTTCTTCTAAAAATGGCTAAATCTCGGCCAGCTGTCATCGTTTCATAGAAAAAGAGTTGTACTGGTCGAGACCTACTAATGGTATCAGTATATCCTAATTGGCCAGAAGTGCCATTTCCAGATGACCACATTAAATTATCATCTTTTTGAAAAAACATTTGGCCGCCCGTAGCAGCAAATACATTTTTCCAATCATTATCGTAATAACCTGGACCCGTCAATTGTACTGGACTAGTTCTATCAACTCTATCACCAATGCCTAACTGTCCATTAAAATTAGAACCCCATACCCATAGTGTACCATCTGTTCTTACAGCACCAGTACCAGAAGCTGTCGAATCTATTTTACTCCAATTATTCAATCCAGTATATTGATATCTTCTTGGAAATTCAATATACTGTGCAACTTGACCTGGAGAAAAGTTAAATAAAGCTAGTCGTGATGAAGAAGTAACTGTTAATTCAAATGTTTTAGGTGAATCCTGTAATTCAGCATCAGTAGCTATAACATCAAAACTATATTGAGATGCAACAGTCACAGTACCATAGAAATATCCATTAGCTAACAATGTGGTACCAGCTGGTAGAGTAGAATTGTTTGCTAATGCGTATGATACGGC